CCAAGTAATCGTTTTGCCGTGGGCTCCCACTGATGACAACTCTCGCCGCCGCCGTAGCATCCTCGCGAATATGTCTCAATTCATCTATTGAGTATTCTTTATATTGCTCCTGAGTTTCTGCGTGCCAATTTGAATCCCTCATAGTATTGCGCTCCCATGCATTCGCACTTGGACATCATCCAGAGGAATACCCCGCTTCTCGGCAAAATGTTTTTTCAGGGCGAGCAATTCCCAAGTGCTCGGCATATAGGGCTTCATTTCTGTCAATTTGCAAAGCTTGACCCAAGACAGATATTTTGTTTCGCCATTTTCTAAAATTTGAAAATCAATCATTAGCATTGCTCCCACTAGTTATGGTTGCCCTGGATACCGGGCACCCGGTTTTTATGTTGTGGCCTTCGACCTTCGACCTTCTGTTTTCTAAATTTACAAATTGATACTGCAAAGCGCACTGAGTAAGTGCGCTACACACTAGCAACTAAAATAATTTTGTTTGCTCTGGGGCCTCCCCGTGATCTACTTCGATCATTTCTGATTCCGCGTAAACTTTGCGACACGCGGCGCACGTTATGTGCTCATCAATATACGCTTGCGGGCTTTCAACGCCCTTCTGATAAGCTGATTGTAAGTGTATCCCCTCATCGTTACCGCGTGCAGCGCCGCAATATGGAGCCCCCGCGTATCGGCCCGTATGCGTTAAATGTGTGATTTTGCTCATTATTAACCCCTTGCAATAACGTTATTATTTAAGAAATTTGATTTTCTAGAACCGTGTACCAAGATAAAAATACTGCTCGACCCGTCGCATTTCATACAATCCCGACATTCGAGTCCGTCACTATCTGCCAAGCATTCGCGTTCAAAAGGTAGCGCGTGCGCTTTGTCAGTAACAATTCGGAACGAGCCATTACCGGCCGCGTGCGCTTGCTTTGTTTGTTTGGCCGTATCGGTTGACACTTGGCAGAACTGCACCACCCGAGAATCGAAGCTTTTATGCTTTAACTGGTGCGTGTAGCCAGTGAACCCGAGCGCCGTGCCAGTTAGCTTTTTAAGCACTGAATAAGGAACTGCAGCGGGATCGCCGTAGGCGCCTAATCTAACTTTGCGCGAGGCAATGCGCTTATCATGTTCTGGAGAATAGGCAGGATATTTACCCGCAGCCCAAGCTTTATAAACCACCGTTGGACCTTGACCGATATTTACGTAGCAGCAGCCGCCGAGGCTATGCCGATGGGAACAATTGCCACAAATAGCCGCGTCGAGTTTGCGCTTGCTCGCTTCCAGTGGCGGAAGATCCGAGCGCATGATATGCAATTGCATCATGTCGCCGGTTTTACTATTCATGCTCTTAAAAATTAAGATGGCAATAATAGGCGAACCGTCGAGAACCGACGGCCCGTTATATACTTCTATTCCGTTACATTTCGCCATTAGTTAGCGCCTCGGATAACTAGCAGCCCATTATTGAATTCGACTTCGACACGAGAGAAACCCGCGAAGCGCTGGCGGATGGTTGTATCTGATAAATCAATTATTGGCCGAGCTTTACCATTACGCATTGATTGAGTGACGCGGCGAACTGGTAAACCGGAGACTCGCTTAGCACAGAGTTGGATTACGCCATCGGCGCGGTTATCAACTCTCGTGTATTCAGTGCCACAATCAAAACCGCATGACTTGATCAAATTACCCTCAAGAAATATGCGACCATTACCGCGATGGTTACCGATTTTGTAGGTTTTAATTGTTACTGCAGAAGATTGTGGAACGGCAGCCGGCGCAGTATCGGCGGGTGAATCGTCAAACAGTGTAAAAGTATCCATAGTAAACCCCTAAAAATTTGATTTTGTACTACAGTCGAAGAGTAGCATAGAACGTATTACATTGTATAGTTTTAATGTAATGATTAATTGTTTACAAGATGGCAAAAGCTTACATGGTTTCTTACACTGGAGCGCCAAGTAATAGCGGGCCCTCGAAAGAAAATATTAATGTAATGTAATAAAGTAAAGAAATAGAGAAGAGAGAGAGAGCAGGGTTTAAAGTTTTATTTTGCATAAAGCCGAGTGGCTAAGTGAACTCGAAACCTGTATATACTCTATTTATTACCTTACATTGTAACAATAGCTACAACGTGCAACGTGCTTACATTGTAAACCTTTTCACATTGTAAGCTTTATATATTAGGTTTATTTTGTAGTACAAACATAGCCCCCATCCCCTTGTAGTACAAAATAAACGTAGCCCCCATTGCCTCTAACTGATTTGATCTACTGATTACGCGCACGCGATTGACACAGTAGTCTGGTAACGGGATCGATTCGAGTAATAAAGTGGGGCTCGCATCACATAGGCCCCCAATTTCTACCCAGTGGACACGGGATTACCCCACCTATCCCCTACCACACCGGTTGACGAGAAAAACCAGGGCCCCACTGTGTTTACTAATCTGCACGTTAGATACTTAATTTTTAAAAAACTTACCCCACCCCCTTTGTTTTTCCGTTTTTAGACCAGACCCCCACCCGTGCGTTTCACGTGGAACCCCCCTAGCAGTTTCAAACACAAATAGGCGGGGAGTACTATTACAAAATTCAAAGAAGTGTTGCAGAATTCAAAGTAGTAGCTACTACTTTTTAATTCTCCACTTGTGTTACACTTCGCAAAACCAGTACTGTCAGGTACTTGCGCGATGGCTGTTGTAAAGTTAGAACCCACCGATAAACACCCGGTTCCTTATGATGTAAGTGACGAGAAGCCTTCGACTGTGCTCGATGAGGTTGCTGTCGCGGGTAATACAGCGGAAATGCAGGTTGCACTAGGGGCTCCTTTGGAAGTTTCGGTTGGAGATGAGGCCCGTGAGAAAGCTCTGTTAGACGCGGTAGCAAAGGATCGTAAAGTTTCCAATTTAAAAATCCCTACCACTGCATATGCTGCAGCGTCCTTCCTGAGAGCTTATGGGTCCCAGTTAGCCCTTGACGCAGGAGGTGCTCGCACGGCCATTACTAACAAGTTAATGGAGATAGCTAATTGCGGGGACACTCGGTATGAACTTAAAGCTTTGGAATTGTTAGGAAAACACAGTGACATTGGGATATTTACTGAGCGCAGTGAGATAACTATTAACTATAAGAATCCTGAAGATTTGGAAAACGCGATTAAGGAGCGGGTTAAGAGGTTGCTTAACGCGGAGGTAGTAGATGTTACGCCATTGAACGTGGATTTGGACGAGGAGCTTGGGGTTTTTACGGAGCCTGACGAGCCTGACTTGGTAAAAGAACTGGAGGATGGCAATGAGTAATCCTCTGGAAGACATAGCCCTCAAGGATATTCCGACCATACTCCCACTATTGTCATTACCGGAGCAGGAAAAACTGCTGGCTGAGTTGGATCATCTTGAAGAGTTGAAGAAGCGCAATTTGATTCAGGAACGGTTTATGAAGTTTGTGGAGGAGATGTGGCCTACCTTCATAGCGGGGAGGCACCACAGTCGGATGGCTTCGGCGTTTGAGCGCGTAGCCCGTGGGGATTGTAAAAGATTAATTATTAATATGCCGCCACGGCATACCAAGAGTGAGTTTGCCAGTTACTTATTGCCAGCATGGTTCCTCGGGAAGTACCCGCACAAGAAGGTGATTCAGACTTCGCACACGGCAGAGCTTGCTGTGGGGTTTGGTCGTAAGGTACGTAACCTGGTGGATAAGGAAGTTTATACTACGGCATTTCCTGGGTTGGGGTTACAAAGTGATTCCAAGGCGGCGGGACGGTGGAACACTAGTAAAGGGGGCGATTACTTTGCGATTGGTGTAGGCGGGGCGGTAACTGGTAAGGGTGCGGATTTGCTCATTATTGATGACCCGCATTCGGAACAGGAGGCGGCGTTAGCGGAGACTAGTCCTGAAATTTATGACAAGACTTACGAGTGGTATACCTCTGGTCCTCGGCAACGGTTACAACCTGGCGGGGCTATTGTCATAGTAATGACGCGGTGGTCGCAGCGGGACCTGACTGCACAAGTATTAAAATCGGCAGCGCAGAGAGGGGGAGAAGAGTGGGAAGTTATTGAATTTCCTGCAATTATGCCTTCGGGTAATCCCTTGTGGCCGGAGTTCTGGCCTCCTGAAGAACTGGCGGCGCTAAAGGAGGAATTGCCTAATTCCAAGTGGATGGCGCAGTATCAGCAGAATCCCACTTCAGAGGCTTCGGCTATTGTGAAGCGGGAGTGGTGGAATGTGTGGGAGGAAGAAAAGCCCCCGCCGTGTGATTTTGTTTTGATGTCGTGGGATACGGCGTTTGAGAAAACTCAACGGGCTGACTATTCGGCACTTACCACATGGGGTGTGTTCTACCATGACGACGATGCGGGGGTGAGCAAGGCCAACATTATATTACTTAATGCTTACCGGGAGAGGATGGAGTTTCCACGTTTAAAACAAGTAGCTATTGAGGAGTATAGGGAATGGGAACCGGACTCTATTATTATTGAGAAAAAAGCTTCTGGGGCCCCACTTATCTATGAGATGCGTTCGATGGGGATACCAGTGCAGGAGTTTACTCCCACAAAGGGGAATGACAAGATAGCAAGATTGAATGCGGTATCGGACTTATTTGCTTCGGGGATGGTGTGGATGCCGCCAAAAAGCTGGGCCGAGGAAGTGGTGGACGAGGTTGCAAGCTTTCCCGCAGGGGAGCATGATGACTATGTGGATTCTACGTCTATGGCACTAATGCGGTTCAGGCGTGGAGGATTTGTAAGACTACCCTCTGACGAAGAAGATGAAGTTCCTTACTTTAGAAGGCGTAAAGGGGAATTTTACTAGTGGATATTGAGCTTGCAGAGATCCAGCAAACTGTAGCTACCAGGTTAGCTATATGTAATGACTGCCCTCGTCTTGCCAAAGCCGTTCAGGTTTGTAAAGAATGTGGGTGTTTTATGCCAGCTAAAGTTTGGCTTACGGGACAACGGTGTCCCTTGGGCAAATGGGCAGCAACTGAGGAATAAGCAATGGCGATTGAGCGCAGTTTAAATGGTATGGGTGAAAGCATCGAGGGTAATGCAGGTGAAATCGGGATTGATGAAGTATTAGAAATAGAAATTGAAGCCCCCGAAATACTTACTTTGGATGATGGCAGTGTAGAAATAACCCTTATTGCAGAGGGGGCTGAAGATTTAGCAAGTGCGCCTTTTGATGCTAACTTGGCTGACTATCTAGATGAAGGGCAATTGGTCGAGTTATCTACCGAGCTGGTAGCTTCAGTCGAATCGGATACTCAAAGCCGCCGAGAATGGGCAGATACTTTTGTTAAGGGACTGGAAGTTCTTGGTTTTAATTATGAGGACAGGACGGAGCCTTGGGAAAATGCTTGTGGTGTATACAGTACGGTATTAGCCGAAGCGGCTATAAGATTTCAAGCGGAAGCTATGAGCGAAACGTTCCCTGCTGTGGGACCGGTTAAAACTCAGATCCTGGGTGAAATAACGCGGGACAAAGAAGACGCAGCGCTCCGTGTTAAAACGGATATGAACTATGAATTGACTGAGGTCATGGTCGAATACCGTCCTGAACATGAGCGGATGCTTTATAGTTTAGGGTTAGCTGGTTCCGCATTTAAGAAAGTTTATTTTGATCCCAATTTGGATCGTCAGGTTGCTTTATATATCCCCGCTGAAGACATGATTGTTCCTTACGGTGCATCTAATCTGGAAACCGCCGAGCGTGTTACTCATGTAATGCGTAAAACCAAGAACGAAATGGTGAAGCTACAGGCAGCAGGGTTCTATAGAAATATAGAGTTAGGTGAGCCTGTTACTTTTTTTACTGATATTGAAGAGGAAAAAGCAAAAGAAGGTGGTTTCTCTTTAAATTCTGATGATCGTTACACGTTATATGAAATCCATGCGGATTTAGTGCTTGATGAAGTAGACGAAGCGGAACGGGAAGACCCGCGAGGCATGGGTTTAGCGCGTAGGGAAGAGTCTGATGATCGAGATGAACTGCAAATAGCCAAACCTTACGTAGTTACCATCGAACAAGGCACTGGCACGGTCCTTGCAGTGCGGCGAAACTGGAACCCTGATGACCCGTTGAAGCTAAAGCGTCAACATTTTGTACATTATGTGTATGTTCCTGGGTTTGGCTTCTATGGTCTTGGTTTAATTCACATTATTGGTGGGTATGCACGGGCTGGAACCTCTATAATTCGCCAATTAGTTGACGCAGGGACACTTTCTAACCTCCCAGGAGGCTTAAAATCGCGTGGTTTGCGTGTAAAAGGGGATGATACGCCTATTGGGCCAGGGGAATTCCGCGATGTGGACGTACCCAGTGGGTCAATCCGCGATAATATCCTGCCATTACCCTATAAAGAGCCAAGTCAGACATTATTGGCGTTATTAGACAAGATTACTGAAGAAGGCCGCAGATTAGGGGCTATATCAGACATGAATATCTCCGACATGAGTGCAAATGCACCTGTCGGTACGACCCTTGCTCTACTGGAGCGTACTTTAAAGCCAATGGCAGCGGTTCAATCCCGCGTTCATTATGCAATGCGGCAGGAATTTAAACTGCTCAGGGCAATTATGGCTGAATACGCCCCTGCTGAGTATGAGTACATGCCTGACCGTGGTGAGCAACGTGCTCGACAAGCCGACTACGCCACGGTGGAAGTAATTCCTGTCAGTGATCCCAATAGCAGCACGATGGCACAAAGAGTTGTGCAATATCAGACTGTTATGCAACTGGCACAGGCTACCCCGCAGATATATGACCTGCCTCAACTTCACCGACAGATGATTGAGGTCTTGGGAATTAAGAACGCTGATAAGCTGGTACCAACTGAAGATGATATGACTCCGGTAGATCCTGTCAGCGAGAATATGGATGCGTTGACCAGTACTCCGATCAAAGCTTTTATGTATCAGGACCATCAAGCCCACATACAAGCACATCAAGCTTTTATACAAGACCCCATGATTGCACAGACTATTGGGCAGAACCCTTTGGCTAACCAAATTATGGGGGAGTTGCAAGCGCACATTGCAGAGCACACGGCGTTCTTGTATAGACGGCAAATTGAGGAGCGCATCGGAGCACCACTCCCACCACCTAATGAAGAACTTTCGGAAGAAGTGGAAATACAACTTGCTCAGTTACAGGCCACTGCGGCTATTCAACTTACGCAAGCGCACCAGCAACAACAAGCTCAACAAGCCGCTGAGGAACAAGCGCAAGACCCCATCATCCAAATGCAGCAAGAAGAGTTGCGTTTAAAAGCTGAAGAGCAAGAACGCAAGGCGTTGAAAGATGCTTCTGATGTGGCATTGGATCAAGCCAGGTTAGATTTAGACACTAAGAAAGCTCAGTCTACGGCAGCGTTGGAAGCAAATAGGATTGCCTCGCAGAACCAAGCTGCTGAAGCTAAAAATGATGTGGCTGAAGCTAAAGTTATTTTAGACATGGCAAAAGTAAAAGGCGAAGAAAAACGGACTAGAGCGGAAGCGCATCGTGATGCGTCCGAGGCTTACCGCGATGATAGAGAGGATAGATAGGCTTAAAGTATGGCAGAACGCAAAACCCCCAAAGTTTCAGTATTATTAATTTCTTACAATGGCCGTGCCCCTTTATTAAAAAGGGCTGTAACCAGTGTGTTGAAACAAAACTACAAAAACTGGGAGCTGATAATCCAAGACGATTGTTCAACGGATGGGTCTTTTAATTTAATTAAAACGCTAGGGCAAGCCGACCCCCGCATAAAAGTTTACAGAAACGAAACCAACTTGGGCATTTCTAAAAATAGGTTGGCCGCTTATGGCAATGCTACGGGTGAGTTGATATGCCATTTAGACAATGATGATTTTTTGTACGCGCACGCTTTAGGGTACATGGCTGCTACTTTTGTACAAAACCCAGAGATAGGGTTTGCTTACAGTGACCAAGCTTTTGTAGATGGGGAAGGAAGGCCTTTTGAATACGTAGCGAACAAAGAATTTGGTGAGCCCCTAACACAGTATGGGTGGCGGCATTTAGGAATGTTTAGGCGAAGTGCGTATGAAGCCACCGAAGGCTATAACACCAACTTGGATTGGCCTTGTGAAGATGGCGATATATTCATGCAGATAGCAGAGAAATTCCCATTTAAGCGGGTGCCTCATGTTTTGTATGCTTATAACAATGTAGGGGAGCACGCCTCACACGGGGTGCCCCAATGTCAACATTGTTTGAGTAGAGCAAAGTGTAATTACATACGGGTATGGGCAGCGGCTTGTGACCCTCCCATAGATGTAATTACTTGGAAAGCGGCGGCATAACAACAAGGGGATAGATAATGGCTAAAACCGTCTTTGACGTTCTAATAGATAAACTTACAGACCACAAAAGGTCGAGCGAAGAATTTATACGATCCGGTACAGCTAAAGACTATGCCGCTTATAAAGAAGTGTGTGGTGTGCTTCGGGGTCTGGATACCGCATTACGAGAAGTAAATGACCTCTCGCGTAATTATATGGAAGATGCAGATGACTGAAATGACAGCGTTAGAAAAGAAACGCAAAGAAAAAATAGAAACAGATGAGATCGCGCAAGAAGCCTTAGATGCACTTATCCCTAAACCTGTAGGGTATAGGTTGCTTATTGCTTTGCCTAATGTAGAAGAATCGTTTTCGGGAGGAATCCTGAAGGCCGCTAAAACACTCCATGAAGAATATATCCTGTCTACGATAGGGTTGGTATTGGATATGGGGGAGCAAGCGTATGCAGACAAAGACCGATTTCCTACGGGCCCTTGGTGTAAACAAGGGGACTACGTAATGTTTCGCGCTAATACTGGTACACGTTTTAAGGTTGGCAATCAAGAGTATCGTTTGATGAATGATGATTCTGTTGAAGCCGTTGTTGATGATCCGAGTGTGGTCGCTCGTGCGTAAGGAGTAAGTTATGCCCATGCAACAAGTAGAGTATGAATTTCCTGATCCTGATAAAGCGGAAGAAGGGAAAGAGATAGAGGTAGAAACCGTTGAAGATCCTTTAGAGATAGAAGTAGAAGGGGCGGTGGGGCGAGAAGAGATAGGAAAGCCTAAACCTAAGCCCAAAGAAGAAGTTGAAATAGAAATTATCGATGATACCCCCGAAAAAGATAAAGGCAAAACGCCTTCTAACTTTAAAGAAGTCGATGATGAAGAGTTAGAAAGTTATTCTAAGTCCGTTAAAAAACGCATTGGGCAGCTTAACAAAGCTATCCATGATGAACGGCGTGCAAAAGAAGCAGCGGAACGCGAAGCAGCGGAGCTTACCAGGATCTCTAAACCTTTATTTGCAGAGAACCAACAGTTAAAAGGCACCGTTGATAAAAACCAAGCAGCTTTGTTGCAACAAGCTAAAACTACTGTGGCGGCAGAAGCAGAAATTGCTAAACGCCAATACAAAGAAGCTTACGAATCCGGTGATGCCGAAGCTATGGTGGCCGCTCAAGAAGCACTTACCCAAGCTAAAATTCGAGCGGATAGGGTTGCCAACTTTAAACCGGCACCTTTACAAACCTCACAAAATAATATACAAGTACCCGAAAGTAAGGTTCAACCCCCAACACCCCGCGATCAACAAGCGGATAGTTGGGCGAAAGATAATTCTTGGTTTGGTTCGGACGATGAAATGACAGCGTTCGCGTTAGGGTTAGATACCAAGCTAAAGAAAAACGGGGTAGACCCCCGCAGTGCAGAATACTACGAAAAAATAAACTTTCGTATGCGAGAAGTTTTTCCTGACTATGAGTTTGGAGACACAGATACTGAATCTGCAAAACCGAAACAAAAGTCGAGTAATGTGGTTGCACCCGCTACGCGGAGCACTTCACCTAAAAAAGTGACACTATCGCAAACACAGGTAGCTCTTGCAAAACGACTAGGTGTTAGCCTAGAAGATTACGCTAAACAAGCTGCGGTATTAATGAGGAAACAAAATGGCTGAACAAAGATTAGATAGAGAACTGGAAACGGCTCAAACGAAAACCCGAAAGCAAGCGTGGAAAAGACCAGAGCTATTGCCTGATCCTACTCCACAAGCTGGTTGGACTTTTCACTGGGTGCGTGTCAGCACTAATGGACAGCCGGACCCTACAAATGTTTCCGCAAAGTTACGAGAAGGTTGGGAACCATGCAAAGCCTCAGACCATCCTGAAATTGAGTTGGTCAGTATTGAGAATGAACGCTTTAAAGACAATGTTGTCATGGGCGGTCTTATGCTTTGTAAAGCACCCAAAGAACTTGTTGAGGAACGGAACGCCTACTATAAAGAATCTAGTGAGGCCCAAATACGTTCGGTAGACAATAATTTAATGCGAGAGTCTGACCCTAGAATGCCTATTTATAATGAGCGTAAATCTGAGGTTACTTTCGGTAAAGGATAATTAGGAGATTCAAATGGCTACTACAGCTACCCCCTATGGGCTTCGGCCTATAAATGAGGTGAGTGGTACTCCCTATGCAGGGGCCACCCGCAAACTTCCTATTGTGTCCGGTTATGGTACTAATATTTTTTATGGCTCTGTGGTCATAATTAATGCTACAGGTACTATTGAACTGTGCACGGATATAGGTTCCGCAGGCGATCCATTCCCCGCTGGTACTATTGGCGTGTTTATGGGTTGTTCTTATACGGATGCAACTATGGGTTTTGTTAACCGCCAGTACTGGCCTGCTAGTCAGGTAGCTTCTGATGCGTTGGCGTTCATCGTAGATGATCCCAATGTTGCTTTCCAAATACAAGGTGATGGAGCAATGACCCAAATTACATTGGGCATGAATGCACCTTTGGCTAATGTACAATCGACCTCTACAGGTAGCACTGCTACTGGTAACTCGAATGTTGCATTAGACGCAACTACCGCAGCAACTACAGGTATTGCCTTCAGAGTCGTTGATTTTATCAATGCTCCAGGCAGTGAAGTAGGTGACGCATTCACTGATGTGGTGGTTAAATTTAACCCCGGATCGCATTCATACACCAGCAATACCGGTACAGTCTAAGGAGATTGACAGATGGCTATTTCACGAGCGCAACTCCTCAAGGAACTATTACCGGGTTTGAATGCCCTGTTCGGCCTTGAGTACGCACGATATGGCGAAGAAACTAAAGAAATCTTTGAAACAGAGAGTTCTGACCGTTCCTTCGAGGAAGAAGTAAAGTTGTCAGGCTTTGGTGCCGCCCCCGTTAAAAACGAGGGTTCCGCCATTCAGTATGACAACGCACAAGAAACCTACACGGCCCGTTATGTGAATGAAACAATTGCTATGGGATTCTCACTGACCGAAGAGGCCATTGAGGATAACCTGTACGATTCCCTTTCAGCACGTTACACAAAGGCACTAGCTAGAGCGATGGCTTACACCAAGCAAGTTAAAGGTGCAGCTATTCTCAACACTGGTTTTGCCGGTGGCCCTACTTATGGGGACGGTCAGGTTTTATTTTCAACCGCGCACCCGTTAGTTTCGGGCGGTGTAAACTCCAATACTCCAGCTACTGGCGTTGATTTAAACGAGACTTCCTTGGAAGCCGCCGTTATCCAAATCGCTGGTTGGACGGACGAACGTGGTCTGTTGATCGCAGCTAAACCTCGTAAGCTTGTTATTCCACCTGCGTTGCAATTCGTTGCTACACGTTTGATGGATTCGGAGCTTAGAGTTGGCACTGCTGACAACGACATCAACGCCATTCGCAATAACGGTGTAGTTCCAGAGGGTTATACAGTTAATAACTATCTGACTGACGGTAATGCGTGGTTCTTGATGACCGACGTTCCAAACGGATTGAAGCATTTTGTCCGTACCCCAATGTCTACATCTATGGATGCTGACTTTGACACTGGTAATAGCCGTTACAAGGCTCGTGAGCGATACAGCTTCGGCGTATCTGACCCACTTGGTGCGTATGGTTCTGCCGGGGCTACATAAAAGAGTCCTCCCTAAAAATCATAACTTTTTGATTTTAGCCCCGCCTAGTGCGGGGTTTTTTATTGTGTTAAAAAAGATTTATGCTATATACTCTAAAACAACCGGGAATAACCGGTGTATCTGACAGCTCCCGGCTGACGACATGCAGACAGATATACCCTACTCGCATGTGAGGAATCTAAAATGGCTAGAACCACTTTTTCGGGGCCAGTGCGCTCTCTCAATGGGTTTGTTTCTGCCGGAACGGGGAATCTTTTTTTACTCGACGCCGACAATACAACACTTGCACTTCAACTATTTCCAACACCGGTAGTCGATGGTAACAACAACCCAACTGGCGCAATTACTGTGGGCAGTGGGGGAATTATGAATGTGTACAACAGTACTAACCCTACTGGAGCGGCACAACTTACGTTACCTGCGGTCTTGTCTACAACGCCAGATGATAATACTGACCCTAACCAGCAAAACAATCTGGGGGCTACGATTACTCTTTATATGCCCTTTGACCTAGCTAACAACCTAGTTGTCAAGCCAACAGGTGCAGACATTTTCACTGGCTTTGCTATGGCTGTGGATGCAGCGGGTCTTACTACTACGTTTATTAGTGGAGTAGGGGATACTACTTTTACTTGGAACGGTGGCACTACTGGTGGGGACATAGACAGTAAGGTTACCTTTACTGCTATAACTGCTGGTGCGTGGTTTGTAGAAGCTGTTTGTATAGGTGCTGCTGGCGGCGCTGCTGCGACTCCATTTAGTGCTTAACACTAACTATAAGGAGTAATGTATGGCTGATACACTTACGAGCCAAGTAATACAGGACGGCGGCCGCACTGCTGTCCTCAAGTTTACCAATGTCAGTGACGGGTCAGGTCAAGCAGCTGCTGTATTAGTAGATGTTTCTACGCTCAGTGCTGACCCTGTGACTAGGCAAGCCTGTACTGGCGTAACCTTGCAGACTATTACCTTTTCCAATATTGGCATGGGCGTAGAGCTGTTATGGGACGCAACCACCAATGTACCTCTACTTAACCTGCCACAAGACTGGGAAGATACTATAGACTTTTCAGCTTTTGGTATTCCGAATAATGCAGGTGTAGGAAAGACAGGAGATATTCTTGTCACTACTGTAGGGGCTACAGCAGGGGATACTTATTTGCTTGTTTTAACTTTAACCAAGTCTTATGCCAGCGTCTAAAAAAGATTCTAGGTTAGCTAGAATAGGGGTATCCGGTTATAACAAGCCTAAACGTACCCCTAAACACCCAACAAAAAGTCATGTAGTTGTGGCTAAATGCGCGGATGGGTCTATTAAAACTATACGTTTTGGTGAGCAAGGTGCAAGTACAGCAGGTAAACCCAAAGCGGGCGAGTCAGCTAAAATGAAAGCAAAGCGAAAATCATTTAAAGCTAGGCATGGCAAGAACATAGCGAAAGGTAGATGTTCTGCCGCTTACTGGGCTGATAAGGTGAAGTGGTAATGCCTAGCAAAAGCGCCAAGCAAGCAAAGTTAATGGCAGCAGTGGCTAATAACCCTAAGTTTGCCAAGAAGGTTGGTATTCCTACCTCCGTAGGACAAGAATTTTCTAACGCAGATAAGAGGAATAAAGATATGCCAAGTAAATTTAACAGTACGGCTAATAAGCCGGGTAAAGCGGTTAAGAAGTATAAACGGGGTGGAAGAACGGCTGCTGATACGGCAGGTAGGCGCAGTACTCTGACTCCGCACGGTAGAGCGGTGCCGAGCCCTACACCAGTACGCGCAGTACCGAGCCCTACACCAGTACGCGCACCAACAAGGGGTCACGCCGCTGGTGGCAAGGTTCACGATGAGAAAGTCTTACGTAATCTTGATGATGAGGTTTATCGGATTGCTGACAAAGAACGTATGGGTGGTGCTACGGGGCGGGATGCCCGTGATGAGCGTTCTCGTATTAATCGGGAGAAATCCTACGAGAAACGTCAGATGGACAATATGGCTGGTGGTGGAAAAGTAGGAAAGGTTGGAAGACGCGGCGATGGCCCAATTATGCAGCGCGGGTTTACACGTGGTGGAATGGTTTAAACTTTTAATTTATCAGGAGAAATACTATGTCAACTGGACTATGGGGTGTACAAACAGCAGAAGAGGCGGCAGCGGCGGCTAAGAAAAAAGCAGCAGCTAAGAAAAAAGCAGCTAAGTAATGATGCCATGTAAGGGCATGGGGAAAATAAACCCCGATAAAATGCCGAAAGCGGGTAGGAAGTCCACTGCCTTAAAAAAGGGCGGCTGGATTCAAGATGCCATTAAGAAACCTGGGGCACTTAAACGTGAACTAGGAGTAAAGGCTGATGAAAAAATACCTGCTAAACAGTTAAACAAAGCAGCTAAAGCCTCTGGAAAGTTGGGGCAACGCGCACGTTTAGCTAAAACCTTGAGGGGCATGGCCTAGTGGCAACCACTAACACAGCTACGTTTACAATGGACTTCACAGAGATTGCTGAAGAAGCATTTGAACGCGCTGGGCGTGAGTTGCATTCTGGCTATGACCTTAAAACTGCTAGGCGGTCAATGAACTTGTTGACCATTGAGTGGGCCAATCGCGGTATTAATATGTGGACTATTGACGAGGGATTTATAAACCTTGTTCAAGGTACAGCTACCTACGATTTACCCGCTGCTACCATTGATTTGATTGAGCAAGTTATAAGAACGAATGCAGGTAGTGCTACGCTGCAAAGTGATCTTAATCTCTCACGTATTAGTGTCTCTACTTACTCTTCTGTGCCCAACAAACTAACACAGGGTAGACCTATTCAAGTATGGGTAGACAGACTTAGGGATAACCCTACTGTAACCGTATGGCCTGTGCCTGACCAAGGTACTGCTCTTGCTCCATACTATGTACTCAGGTACTGGAGACTACGGCGTATACAGGATGCGGGTTCTGGGGTACAAACCCCGGATATGAACTTTAGGTTTTTCCCTGCACTTGTAGCTGGGTTAGCCTATTACATTGCTACCAAAATCCCAGAGTTAATGCCCCGAATAGACATGCTTAAAGGGCAGTATGACGAACAATATGCTTTGGCAGCGGGGGAAGATAGAGAAAAGGCTTCTATTAGTTTAATACCGCGTGTGTATGGGGCACGGTAGCCATGAGTGAAAGGTTTGCGTCAGGCCAAAATGCATTAGCAGAATGTGACGTTTGTGGTTTTCAGTATAAGTTACGGCAGTTAAAGCCGTTAGTGGTAAAAGCGGTTGTTACAGGGATAAAAGCGTGTCCTGAATGTTGGAACCCTGACCAACCACAATTAATGCTTGGTGTATTCCCGGTAACTGATCCACAGGCAATACGTAACCCACGACCTGATTTTACGGGGTATCCGCAGAGTCGGGCACATATTGAACCGGTAGACCAGCTTGTTGCTTTTGGGCATATTGGGTTGGTTACCATAGTAATTACTTAGGAGACTAAGATGGATAAAATTAAAGTTAAGAAGTGGCCCGGTGTTAAAGAATACAATCCGGGTACAAAAGTAAACTCACCAGAAAACTCTTCTGCTCCTGTTAAAACTACGGGGATTAAGATACGTGGTGTAGGTGCAGCAACTAAAGGCATTATTGCCCGTGGGCCAATGGCCTAGAGGTATAGCAAGTGAACTACACTGAACTAAAAACCAACATAGAAGACATCTGTGAACAAACGTTTACAGCGGATCAGTTGGCTATGTTCACTCAACAAGCGGAACAACAGATCTATAGTTCAGTAGATATACCTGCTATGCGGATTAATCAAACCGGTACTACCACTATTAACAATAAGTACCTGACGATGCCTACGAATATGCTCTATGTCTACTCACTGGCCGTCATAGACGGAGCCAATGATTACCATTATTTAATAAACAAAGATGTAAGTTTCATCAGGGAAGCTTATCCCGATGCAACTGATACCGCATTGCCCGTACACTACGGGATTTTTGCAGATGGGACTTTTATTTTAGGGCCAACTCCAGACGCTGCTTATGCCTCCGAAATACACTTTGCTAAATACCCGACTTCTATAGTGACGGCAGGTACTACCTGGCTTGGCACTGAGTTTGATTCCGCATTGCTAAATGGTGCATTAGTCGAGGCTATACGGTTCCAAAAAGGTGAACCTGATATGGTAGCTATGTATACCGACATGTATAGCCGTTCTATGATACGGCTTCAGAATTTAGGGTCAGGAAGACTTGAAACAGATACGTACCGTTCAGGGGTGGTACGTGTAACCCCACAATAAAGGATAAAGTATGTTAAGCACAGCAGGTAGTATGGAGATAGGGAAAGTAACAGTAGCCACTGTGTCGGGACGGGGTTTTACCCCCGAAGAAATAGCGGAACAAGCGTTAGATAGAATTATCTCTATAGGTAATAACTCACACCCTGTCATACAGGCGCAAGCAGAAGCATTTAGAAAAGAAATTAAAGGAGTCTTGGTTAGGTATTTACACCAAGCTGTGGCTTCACATAACACTACATTAACCAATCGTTTCACGGATGCAGGACATCCAGAATTAGTTAAATTACTAGAGGTATAACATGGCTATTACAATCGCAACGGCAATGCCTACATCGTTCAAGGTAGAGCTTCTTAAAGGTCTGCATAATTTTACGGCAGGTAGCACTAGGTTTAAGATGGCTCTTTTTACAGCTGTCGCTTCAGGAAGTGGAACTTATGGCGCTGCAACCACTAACTATTCTGAGATGGGTGCAGATGAGGTTGCTACTGCTACGGGATACACCAGACCGGGCCAGTTTCTCACGTCTGTTACACCCACCGCTGATGGAACTACAGCTATCCTAGATTTCAGCGACGAAACGTGGACGTCGTCTAGTTTTACCACTTGCGGTGCTTTGATCTACGATACTTCGGACTCTGATTCAGCTTGTGCTGTGTTGAGCTTTGGAGGGGATCAGACCGTAAGCACTGGTGATTTTACTATTCAGTTCCCCGCTGCGGCAGCAGCTACGGCGATTATTCGTATAGCCTAGTAGGAGTTTGCGGTGAGCGGATGGGGTCAACGGCCTTGGGGTTTTAACCGATGGGGTGGTGCACCTGCCACTACAGTGTATCTCGGTGCTGTCTGGGGTGCTCGCGGGTGGGGGGAAGAAGCATGGGGTGCTAACGGCATCTCAACAGTTGGTACCGGCGCTATTGGGTCAGTTGTTGTAAGTCACAGCAGTATAGCTTACCCAACGGGAGTAGCAGGAACAGGTGCAGTAGGTACTGTTGTAACAAGTTACAGCAGTATAGCTTACCCAACGGGGGTAGAAAGTACAGGGGCAATAGGAACTCTATCAATAGTACCCACTTTTGCTATTACTGGTGTACAAGGCGTAGGACAAATAAACGGTGTTAGTACTAACACCAGCGATTCAATTGTACCAAATGGAGTAGTAGGAACAGGCGCAGTAGGCACAGTTACTTTTAGTATTGGTACAGTAGTTAGTGTTACCGGAGTAGTAGGAACAGGAGCAATAGGGACAGTAACGCCAGCCTACGACTGGATTGTTTACCCCACAGGAGTGGCGGGAACTGGAGCTGTACAAGCGGTAACCCCTACGGTTATATTTGCGGTAGCTGGAGTAGCAGGAACAGGTGCAGTAGGTACGGTAACAAACACAAGAAGCGCGAATATTTTCCCCACAGGGGTAGTAGGAACAGGCGCAATAGGAACCATCATACGGGGTGGTTGGACAAGCATAGACGTTTCACAAGACCCCAATTGGGTAGACATAGACGTAGCAGCATAGGAAACAATTATGGCAACTTATGTAAATAATTTAAGACTTAAAGAGATCACTACCGGCGATGAAGACGGTACGTGGGGCACTTCAACCAATACCAACTTAGAACTTATAACTGATGCTTTGGGGTATGGAACCAAACAGGTAGCGGCGGATTCAAATGAGACATTTACAATGCCTGATGCTACAGCAGACGGAACCAGAGCACTGTATTTAAAGTTCACTTCGGCTGGTTCGTTAACTGCAACCCGTACCCTGACACTTGCACCAAATACTGTTTCCAAGATGTGGATGGTTGAGAACGCTACAACGGGTGGGCAATCAATCATTATCAAACAAGGTTCAGGCGCTGAAGTTACTATAGCCACAGGTGAAAAGACTTGGTTATACACTGACGGTGCTGGAGCAGGTGCAGCAGTTGCTCTTGCTAACCCTACGGAAACAGGTACAGGAACGGTAACTTCTGTAGCTACCACTGGAACGGTCAACGGTATTACCCTAACGGGGGGTACTATTACTACTACAGGTACTCTGACTTTAGGTGGAACTTTATCTGGAGTTGATCTGACCTCTCAGGTTACAGGTTTATTGCCTTTGGCTAACGGTGGTACAGCGACGAATCCAAGTGTTTATAATGCGACCACTCAAGCAACGGCCCGACAAGCTCTTGTTTTACCGGCTCTGGAGGATGTACATACCTCAACCCCAGCTACGTTGGTGGATGGGCAGTATTGTGTTGCAGGGGCTGGAAGTATTACTTTTACGTTGCCAGCCTCTCCTGCGGTAGGCGATAGCGTTATCATCAAGGATGGAACCGGAGCAGCCGCAACTACCAGTTTTACCGTAGGGCGCAATGGCTCTAACATCGCAAGCTCTGCAACAGACCTCACTTTTGACAAAAACTTTGCAGAGATAACGCTAACCTACATTGATGGCACTATTGGCTGGAGTGTGTAATGAGTAATCTCTCCGATCTGATACCCGCAGGAGGGGGTCAGAACAATACGGATTTTGTGGCTGATGGAACAATAGTTTCTGGTAAGCCTGTCATCCTGACAGCGGCGGGTAAGGCTGCGCCAATAGCGGAGAGCGCGGTTGCTGCGGCTCTTTATGATTTGGAAACAATAGCGTCTGGAACTCAGTATTATGGGGATTGGTGTTACGACCCCGTTAATGACAAATTGGTTTTTATTTTTGTCAACGCTGCTTACTCCAGTTATCCCACTTACACTATAGGAACAGTAACTACCAATGCAGTATCATGGACTACCCCCACGATTATTTTTTCCCGTGGTATAAACTCTCTGGGGTGTTGCTACAACGCCACGGAAGACAGGATCGCAATGGCCTGTCAGGACAACTCTTTACCTAAAGCTATTGTAGGGACATCAGATGGCTCTACTATTACATGGGGTTCTGTTGTAACCATCACTAACCCTGCTGGTTATACTCCTACTTGGGCTAACAACAATCTTGTAGAGTGGCCGGGAACGTCTAAAGTAGTTTGGTGCGGCGTTGAAGGTAATCTTAATTACCAAGGGTATGCCTGCACCGCAACTCTTTCAGGCAGCGGGGCTTCAGCAACAAGCACATGGGGTACAGCGGCTACTTTTACGACTGCTGGCATTAGTAATCGGCCTATATACATGGATATGTGCTATGACCAAGGAGTAGGCGATCAGGTCATCATAACTTATGGAAAAGGAAGCACTAATGTTGAAGCGGTTGCTGCGGCTATTAGTGGTACGACTATGACCTTCGGTACGGCTGTAGCTGCAATAAGTGCGGCTATGGGTCAGTACGCAAATGCACTAGCTTACGACACAGACAATAACAAAGCCTTAATGGTATATGGAGCGGGGGCTACATCTGGTAATGCGACAATCAGCTATAGTCGTGTAATAAGCACCACAGGAAGTGTTATAACGCTAGGAACACAGGCTGACTTTATAGGGGTAGTAGGTGGCTCTCCTTCCCAATATGCGTATGGTTTTTTAAGGGCTTTGACTTACTCTTCCCATTCTTCCAATTTTGTTTTCATGTACTTAAACACTACCGAGGAAGATGGATTTGTAACAACAGTTTCTATTAGTGGGACAACAAATACATGGTCAGATAACCAGACGGAATATAATGATAATGAGGTTCCTGATGGTAATATGTTTCCTTTGTATGACCCTGATACCGACCAAGCTGTGCTTTGTTACCGAGATAAAGGCACAACTCAGTATCTAGTGTCACAAGTTTATACAATCCCTTATGATGCAACAAATCTAACCTCAACCAATCTTCTAGGCGTAGCGGCTGGAGCAATATCTAATACAGCTACCGGAACAATCAACACATGGGGTTCTCGTAACGAAGTGCAAACTGGCCTCACTATAGGCAGCGACTACTACGTTCAAAGTGATGGCACGATAACCACAACCAGCACTTCTCCTGCACAGCTTATTGGCACAGCCATTAGCGCAACCCAAATTAATATAAAGGATTACACCGGATGACAAATCTCTCCGATTTATTTCCTGCTGGAGCGGGTAAACAAGTTAGCTTTGTTGCTGATGGCGCAATTAGCGCTGCGGGTAAACCTGTCATTTTAAACAGCGCAGGAACGGTTACTCCAGTGGGTGAAAGCACTGTTTCTGCTGATATTCCTTATGGTTCTGCTACAGATTTAAGCACTTCCATGAATGGTAGCGGCCAACCACTGGGTATTCAATTTGATCCTTTTAACAGTGGCAAAGTGATGGCTGGTTTTATTGACGGTAGTGGGTATCAAAATATTAGAGTAGGCAATTACTCTGGATCAACTGTTACATGGGGAACTACTTATGTTTGGCTTAGTGACTACATTGGAACTTCCCCTGTTGTTGCATTTGACCCAAATAATGAAAATGAATTTGTAGTGGTTTTTAAAGAGACAGGAAACGACTATCGTATTCAGCCCGGAACATTAAGTGGAACTGTCCCAACGCAAGGGGTTAAGAGTCAGTTCATGGCTACTCATACCATTCAGATGACAAATGGGATGGTTGCTTTTGATTCTAATAATACAAGTACCCGTACAGGTGTTCTGGTTTATGTGGGAACGGACGGGTTTGGGAAGTTTTATGATCGAGCCTTCACGGTATCTGGGACAGGGGGTTCTGCTGCTATTACTCTAGGAACGCAAACGGAAGTTGATGCTGGGTTTAGTGCCGAAGCCTATACTTCAATAGCTTTTAATTCTACGGGAACTTTTGTTATAGGGGGCAGGGGAGACTCTACTGCTTATGTTTTTTGTTATGCGGGAACGGTAAGTGGTACAACAATTACGAGAGGCACGATCACTCAAGCTGCCTCTAACTACTACGCGCCCGGTAACGTAGCAATAGACCCCAATGCGCCAACGAAATTTATTATTTCGTGGAATCAATCTGCTACAAATTATAGCGCTAGTGTGGGTACATTAAGCGGTACGGGGAATCGCACAATAACATTTGGGACGGCCCAAGAAATTGACAATGGTGATACTGGTTGGGCGGCAGCGGTTACAGTTTTTAATCCTGTAACGACTGGCGAGTTTGTAATGGTTCATAGAGCGGAGAACCCATCTGCAATCCTTCAAGCGAGCTTGGGTACATACAGCGGAACCACCATAACGATGGGAGCTAATTATGATTTTCCAGTATGGGGTGCATACTATGGTGCAGCGTGTGATATATCCAGCGGAGTTTTTGCGGTTGCGTATAAAAATGACACTGCTACTGATTGTGAAGTGGATCAGGGAAAATTTGAAACACAGGAAACCAACCTCACCGCAACTAACTTTATTGGCATTTCCGATGCAGCTATCCTCGACACAGCCAGTGGTAATGTAACGATCAAGGGTGGTATAGCGGCTACGGGTCTTACTTCATTGACTCCGGGCAGCGACTATTACGCGCAGGACGATGGGACAATTACCACGGCAACTGCGGGGAAAAAGATAGGCAAAGCCATGTCAGCAACATCAATTAACCTGGAGTACCAATCGTGAGCAATCTTTCCGACTTACTTCCAGCGGGTGCTTCTGGCAAGACCATTGAAGCGGTAGCCACGGCAACCATTGCGAGCAAAGCTCCGGTTATTCTTAATAGCGCAGGGACGGTTACTGAGGTTGTCTCTTCTGGCGAAACAGCGGTAATACCTGAAGGAGCCGTAGCTACCTTTATTGCAGCCCCTACTGGGCCTCCTTGGAGTACAGCGACCTATCTTGATAGTGCCTTTGATGTATCGTCTAATAAGTTTGTAGTGGTCTTTAGGAACGCCAAAAACAGTGACTACCTTAACTATGTGGTAGGTACGGTGTCAGGCTCAACAATTACCTACGGGACTGTAACTACTCTTAATTCTGCCACTACGGTTTATCCTTCGGTAGCCGCAGACCCGTCCAATAGCGGTACATTTGTTTTTGGCTACAATAACTTTGCTACTGCAATCAGCTATGTTCGGATAGGCACTCTTTCAGGAACAACGCTCACTTTTGGCACTGCTGTACAGGTTGTGGCATCTAACCAGAATATTGTTGTTGAGTTTGATGCAACCTCTAGCACCTTTGTTGCAGTGTACAACTGGTCGGGAGGAACCCCTGCTAACAGTTGGTACGCTAATGCCTGCACCTATTCTGGAACAACCGTAACGCTAGGAGCGCAGACACAAATCTCTGCCAGCGTTATTGATGATACTGGATTAAGAGGTGTTTCTTTTGACCCTAATACATCTGGGAAGTTTACGGCAGTTGCTCGTGAGGCTGCATCTCCCTTCGCTGGATGGGCTATCTGTTGCACTATCTCAGGAACTACGATAACAGCAGGAACTGTGCAGTCTTTTATAGCTACACAGGCTGGTCATCCAGATGTGGCTTATGATGCTACCACAGCCGATACTCTATCTATTATCTTTAGCGATGTCGCATCCTCTAGCTATGCCACAGCTATTGCGGCCACGCTAAGTGGGACTGTGTTTACGTTTGGAACTAAGGCTGTTGTCGTTTCATCTGGTTCGGATACCTTCAATCTAATGGCTCCTACAGGCGTGGCTGGTACTTTTCAGGCAGTCTATAGGAACGATGGGTCAGGTGACAGCCCTTACTCCGTAGCCTTCACTGTCAGCTCTAGCGTAGTAACAGGAGGTACGAATACCCAAATTTCTACTGATGCACAAGGCGCTAACAATTACTTAACGGCCTCTATGAATCCTGCGGACACGGGAGGCTTCGTTACTGCGTGGAATGAAACGGCAATTGATAACGCAAGTAAGGCCGTATACAGCCAAGCTGGATATACCTCAAGCAACCTCACCGCAACCAATTTCGTAGGTATAGCAGACGCAGGAATATCCACTTCAGCCACAGGTACGATTGTTGTGCAGGGCGGTACGGTAACAGGGATGAGCAGCCTAACAACTGGGGGCAAATACTATGTGCAGAACGATGGCACTCTAACCTCTCCCAACGCAACGGAAGCTTACTCTATTAACGGGGCTACATACGACAGTGTTAGCTTTGATGTCACTCAAGATAGCACTATAACGGGGATGTGTTTTAACGGTGACGGCACTAAGATGTATGTATGTGGTGAAGCTACAGATACTATTTACCAATACAGTTTGTCTTCTGCATATGATTTATCTACCGCAAGTTATGATTCTGTTTCTTTAAGTGTTGCAAGCCAACAAGGTGCGCCTAGAAGTGTTGTTTTTAATAATGATGGATCAGCTTTATATATAGTGGGAACTAGCGCCGCATCCGTCCACCAGTACACACTTACAACACCTTATGATCTGTCTACTGGTTCGTATGCTTCCAAAACAGTCAGTGTGTCGACACAAGAACTATACCCTTGCGGCGTGATTTTTAATAATGATGGCGCTTCTATGTATGTCGTAGGTTCGCAAAATGACACGGTTTACCAATACACACTGTCAACACCGTTTGATGTATCAACTGCTTCTTATGCGTCCAAAAGCATGAGTGTAAACAGTGAACAGACCAGTCCTACTGGATTAGCCTTTAATTCTGATGGCACTAAAATATTTGTCATAGGGGAAACTACACCCAAAATTAATCAGTATACCCTCAGTTCAGCTTATGATATTTCGACTGGTTCCTACGATTCGGTTAGTTATACCTATTCAGAGGGAACTGTCCCCAGAGACATAGTTTGGGGTAATTCCGGTAATAAATTTTACATACCCGACAGTGGGCCGGATGATATTTACCAATATACACCGGGAGGCGGCGCGTCAAGTTCCGTCAACGCAGGACTAGCAATATCAACAACAGCACTTCTTTTAAACGGAGACTCGTAAGATGAGCAAGACACTAACTTTTAATGACACAGGACGATCACCTTACCTGTTTGGCGATTCCAAGAACGTCACAATGGGTGCTGACAAGATCACGGTAGGCGATGAAGCTAATCCTGATTTTTACATAGGTGACATGAACTCTGGTAATGCAACCTTGCATGAAGGCGTTACTGGGCCAGCCGATTGGCAGGGCAATCGTTATACTTTTGACGGTACAGACTGGACAGAAGTAGATGGCTGGGTTGACCCAAAAGTGGCTGAGATAGCTAGGCTACAGGCTCAAATAGACGCGCTGAATGCTGAGTAATGACCGAAGCCGAGATGGAAGCGATGATTGAGAAAGCTGCTGCTGCGGGGGCTAGAACGGCCCTCCGTGAAGTAGGTCTTTCCGATGAAGATGCAAATTCTGACGTAAGAGAACTCAGAAACTTGCTAGACTCCTTCCGCTCTGCAAAACGTACCGTTGGTAAGACCATTATTCAGGGGTTAACTACGTTGTTTCTTGCGGCACTGATGGCAGGTGCTTATTTTAACTTTTGGGATAGGCAATGAGGGATGTCCAATAAACTTGATCCTCTTTTGTTAAACATGGCGTGTGGGTGGAGCATTAAAGCCTACGAAGATAAAAACACTAACGCTTTGAAGATAGAAAACAAGTTTACTTCTACTACAGCTTTTGTCGTAAAGCGTAAAACAATAGATATTATAGCGTTTAGAGGCACCCAGGAGGGCTGTGACTGGATATTTAACGCCAGTGCTATACCGGTTCCCTATGCAGGGAGGTTGTGCCACGGGGGTTTTGTTGCTGCTCATGCTTCTATCTGGGGTAAAGTAAAAAAACATATAGACATGAAGAAACGCACACTTGTTTGTGGGCATAGCCTTGGTGGTGCGTTAGCAGAGCTAAGTGCGGCTAAGTTGTGGAAAGAGCACCCTAACTTGAACCTTGTGGCTTTTGGTAAACCTAATACGTTCTTTAAAGGGTTTAAACGGTCTATGACGCTGGATAACCAAATATCCTGTGTGCAAGGTAGTGATATGGTAGCTAGAATACCCAGGTTTTGTTATGGGCCTTCTAAGAGCCAGACCATGCTCTATTTCAGTAACGATGGGAACGACTATATAAACCCCCATAAAGACCTTAAAGAAGATGACAAACGCATTAAAGACTACATTTCAGATCATTTTATGGGTGGGTATAAAGAAAGATTAGGTAAGTTTTTAGAAGAACAAGATAAGATACCAAATGATGACGAGTTAAAAGAATTACACAAGATGGCTGATGAGGTGGAAAATGCTTAGGGTATTGTGTTTATGCAGTGTATTCCTGTTTACAGGGTGTGCTGTTTCCGAAGAAGCTATAAAAAACAAAGAGTTGTACTGTTCTGAAATATACAAAGGTATTAGAGCGGTGGGTCGTGTGGCTACTGAAGTAACCACAGGCGTTAGTATTCCCGATGTATGCGACACTATAGACGAGATCGTCGAGGAGGACGCTGAAGCAACCTCCAAAAGTGTCGAGGAATCTTGAAGCTCTAATCAAGCTGTATTTGTTAACTAGATGAAACAACTAATTGCAATGCTCAAACGGCACGAAGGTGAGGTTAAAACCAATGGCCGTCACTTGTTGTACAAGTGCCCAGCAGGGTACTGGACTTTGGGTATTGGACGTAATGTAGATGTCAACGGGGGCATAGGGCTTTCCGAAGACGAAGTAAATTACTTGTTAGAAAATGATATTGTCAGGGTTACCAAGGAGTTAAGTAGAGAATACCCTTGGTTTAGTGATCTTGATGACGGTAGAAAAGATGCTATGATTGACATTGCATTTAACCTCGGGGCCACGAAGTTACGTGGTTTTAAGAGAGCGATAGCTGCTATGGAAGCGGCTGACTACGACACGGCTGCTACTGAATTTTTGGATTCAAAGTGGGCTAAATATCAGGTTGGTGGTAGAGCGTTAGAGCTTACTGACATGATTAAGTTTGGAGACTACGTAGAATGAGGTTAAACAATGCCATTAAAAAAACTCCAGTTAAAACCAGGAGTTAACCGAGAAAACACCCGCTATACCACTGAAGGTGGTTGGTACGAGTCCGATAAAGTCCGGTTCCGTCAGGGTATGCCTGAAAAGATTGGCGGTTGGGAACGTATTTCTGCCAATACGTTTTTGGGTGTGTGTCGTTCATTGTGGAACTGGATTACGTTAGGTGGGCAAAACCTTGTTAGCGTAGGCACTAACCTTAAATACTACATAGAGCGTGGTGGGCAGTACTACGATATAACACCAATACGTACAACTACTTTAGCAGGGGCTATAACTTTTTCCGCTGTAAACGGGTCTTCTACGCTTACCATTACTAATGTTTCCCACGGCGCTAATGCTGGAGATTTTGTAACGTTCTCAGGTGCGGTGTCTCTGGGTGGGAACATAACCGCTGCTGTCCTAAACCAAGAATATGAAATCTCTACTGTACTAACGGATGATACTTACACCGTAGCCGCTAAAGATACTTCAGATGTTACAGTTACCGCCAATGCCTTAGACACAGGGAACGGTGGTGTTGCTGTAATAGGCGCTTATCAGTTAAATACGGGGGCCGCTACTGCTGTACCGTTTAGTGGTTGGGGTGCAGGGCCGTGGGGGTTAGGTACTTGGGGTTACTCTCAAACTTCTTCCTCTGCTATTCGTCTGTGGAGTCAGTCTAACTTTGGAGAAGATTTGGTCTTTGCTTATCGTGCTGGGCCTATTTGTTATTGGGATGCAAGCACTGGAGCTACGGTGCGGGGAGAAGTAATTGATATTACCAACTACCCTGCTTCTTCAGATGTTCCCACGGTCGTTAATATAGTTAGTGTTTCAGACATAAATCGTTTTGTATTTGCCTTTGGCGCTAATCCTCTGGGAAGTGCTACTCAAGACCCTATGTTGGTGCGTTGGTCTGACCAGGAAGATGTATTTAACTGGACCCCTTCAGCTACTAATCAAGCAGGTAGTTTGCGAGTTTCACACGGCACCGAAATTATTGCTGTAGTGCAAGCCCGTCAGGAAGTTTTGATCTGGACAGATTCGGCACTTTACTCCATGCAGTATTTGGGTGGGGATATTGTGTGGAACGTCCAGTTGTTGGGCGATAACATTTCCATTGCAAGCCAGAACGCTACAGCTTATGCGGGTAGTACCGCTTACTGGATGGGCAAAGATAAGTTTTATAAATATGATGGCACAGTAATGACGCTGCCTTGTAATGTTAAACGCTACGTATTTAATGACGTTAACACCGCACAATTTAATCAAGTAGTATCGGGTACTAACGAAGGGTTTAACGAAGTGTGGTGGTTTTATTGCTCAGATGGTGAAACTGCTGTTGACCGGTATGTAATTTACAATTACCTAGAAGATATATGGTACTACGGTAATCTAGCACGCAGTGCCTGGTTAGATTCCGGTCTTAGAGATAGGCCAATAGCAGCTACGTACAACAACAACTTGGTAGACCACGAAAAAGGTAACGACAACAAAGAAACGGCTGTTACTACGGCTATAGCAGCCTCTATAACTTCTTCTGAGTTTGATCTGGATGATGGGCATTCTTTTGTACTTATCAATCGAATGCTACCAGACGTAACGTTTGATGGCTCAAGTGCTACTAACCCCGCAGCTATTATGACTATTTCTCCTATGGCTAATTCGGGATCAGGTTATAACAGTCCTTTATCCGAAGGAGGTAATTCGGCTAATACCGTAACTCGTTCAGCTACTGTTCCTATTGAACAATTTACAGGGCAAGTGTACTTGCGCGTGCGGGGAAGACAGGTGGCTTTTAAAATGGAGTCTACAGCAGAGGGCGTAGCGTGGCAGTTAGGTTCTCCACGTTTGGATATGCGTCCTGATGGTAGACGCTAATGCCTACTGTAACAGATGAGAGTAGTAGAGTAGTTGCTCCCGCTTTACCTACCGGGCCAGTTACTTACAGTAAAAGTTATATAGACCGTTTTAATAACATACTACGTCTATATTTTAACCAGTTAGATAACGCACTAAGGAACGCCGTGGCTACTTCCGTACCCTACAGTTTACGAGTTGCAGAAGGTCAAGTTACAGGGGCTACTTCCCTGTTTAAGTTTGGTTTTAATGCTGACGTAGACACGACTGAAGAAACGGTATGGAGCGGGGGTGGCGATTTAGTCTATCCCGGTGCGGCAGGTGAGGTGTATATCTCTAGTGATGACACTAATGATGTTAGCCCTGGTGGGACGGGGGCACGCACTATAAAGATACAGGGGCTGGATGCAAGCTACCTTGAGATAGAAGAAGACATTGCTCTTAATGGGCAAACTCAAGTAGTTACTACAAAAGAATATCTAAGGATCTTTAGAGCTTATGTACTTACAGCAGGGTCTAACGGAGGAACTGCTGGTACTGTTTACGTAGGCACAACAGGCGCTACTGCGGGTGTACCTGCTGTAATATATGCAAGCTTTGGAAGTGCTAATCAGACGCAGATGGCTGTGTACACTGTCCCTGCCAGTAAGAAGTTGTACGTTGATGACATTACTTTTACCGCAGCTCTTTCGGCAGCAGATCATTCGGTTACAGCAAAGTTTAAGACGCGAGAAGTTGCTACTAATACGTTTAGAACACAGTTTATACAGGTGATGCAGAGCGATAATAATGTCTCACCTTTTAATTACCCTTTAGCTATCCCTGCTAAAACAGACATAGAGTGCCGTGCCGTGGCCTCTACCACTAATAACCAAGTAAGCGCCTCGTTTCAAGGCGTGTTGATAGCTAGTTAATATGTCTAAAGATTTTGACTTAATAGAGTTTATTACTTCTCACACAACTCCTGAGAAATTTGAAAGGGGCGATGAAGTTATAAACGTGCTTGCAGAATTAGACATGGGGAGTCCTGTGCAAGGGTTTGCTCCGGGTGGTGTTATAACGGATCAAACTCCAAACTATGACAAACCTTACAACAAAGCTTTAGCCGATGCAGCGGCCAAAGCTTTGGCGGCATATTACGCGGGGATGTCAAACGAAGGAGGGTTTGCAGCAGATACACCTGCTTGGGCAATGACCCCCCAGTTGGGAAGTGCTGGCTCCGCTGCAGATATGTTCTTTAAAAATTTAATAATTGAAGCCGGAGTAGCAGAGCTTGACGATCTTACTAAGTTCCTTAACAGCCCAGAGGGGGGAGATTCAGTAAGTAAAACCATCCAAGAACAATTGGTAGATACTATGGGGGGTGGGACAGGGGCACAGGATACTTTTTATGATTTAGTAAATATAGCTGAATCTGAGCCCGTGTCCATGACGCAAGCAGAGTTAAATCAACTCACTGTTAAAGTATTAGCCGCCTCTACTAAGGAGGAAGCATCTCAAATTTTAGCCGATGCCAATATTTTTCACGATGTGGATACGCTAGATATTTCTACGGGGGCTGATGCGGGAGGTTCGTTAGCAGATAGGGTGCAAGTTATCACTGAAGAGGAGTCTTCTTCTGCCGCTTCTTCTGCCGCTTCTTCTGCCGCTTCTTCTGCCGCCGCTGATGCTAATCCTGCTGGCACTTGGTATGACGAAACTGGTAAAGCTCTCCCTGGTTTCGACCCTAATACAGGTATGTGGGACGGGGGTACTTTTAGTGGGTATTTTCCTACGTTTGTTCCCGAAGAAACGGAAGAGTCTTCTTCTGCCGCTTCTTCTGCCGCTTCTGCCGCTGCCGCTGCCGCCGCTGCCGCTGCCGCTGCTGATGCTGATCCCACTGCCGCCGCTGCCGCTGATGCGGCGTCTAGTAATGTGCTTGCCGGTGGGGAAGGTAGCGAGGCGGCTACTTGGGACGATTTTATAAACACTATTTTTGATTTACCTACCGAAACAGGGTCCGTGGCTTTTGAGGGTAGTGACGACGCTACAGTTATCGCCCAACTAGAAGAAGCAATTGATGCCGAAACTGACCCTATATTGCAGAAAAAATTAGAAATTGAATTGGCTAAATACAAAGGTGCAGACACTACTGCATTGGAAGAAGAATTAACGGCTCTAGAAACCGCAGCGGCAGCTACTGCTGAAAGTAACAACCCCGTACTTTCGGGGGAGGGGACTGTTACTTATGACGATCTCGTAGATTTGACAGAAGCATCGGCGGGTGCATTAGAAGCTGCATATGGAGGGACTTATGTTCCCGTTGAAAAAGTTATTGGCGGCAGTCCCACGAATGTTACGGTATCGGGTAGTCCATTGCCTATTACAGTTACGGGCTCTACGGTAACTACACCTACACCTACACCTACACCTACTACCACTGTAACTACTGGGTCCACTGGGTTGGTAATTACTGGGCCTACTGTAACGCAAGGCCCTACTACAACTACTGGCCCTACTACAACTGTGACTACTGGTCCTACTGGCCCTACTACAACTGTGACTACTGGTCCTACTGGTCCTACTACCACCGTGACTACTGGTCCTACTGGTCCTACTGTTACTGTGGCTACAGCCCAAAGTAAATGCAAAGATAGTGGTGGTACGTGGGATTACGACAATAAAGTTTGTGCTGATTGCCCCCCTAATAAAGAAAATTTATTTGGGGTCTGCGTAGATAAATGTGCTGAGGATGAAGAACGAAAGAATGGAGTGTGTGTAAAGAAAACAGTCATTACTATCCCTACACCTACACTTACACCTACACCTACTACAACTACTGGCCCGACTGGCCCTACTACAACTGTGACCACTGGTCCTACTGGCCCTACTACAACTGTGACTACTGGTCCTACTGGTCCTACTGGCCCTACTACAACTGTAACTACTAATGGCACTTGCACTGGTGGAAAAGTTAAGGATGCTAGTGGCAATTGTGTGTGCCCAGCTACTAAACCCAATTGGAATGCAACTACTGGAAAGTGTGAAGCTGGTGGGGGAACTGGTCCCACTGGTACAGGAACAACTACTCCCACTGGAACGGGTACTACAACTACTAAGGGCACTTGCACTGGTGGAAGAGTTAAAGATGCTAGTGGCAATTGTGTGTGCCCAGCTACTACACCCAATTGGAATGCAACTACTGGAAAGTGTGAAGCTGGTGGGGGAACTGGTCCCACTGGTACAGGAACAACTACTCCCACTGGAACGGGTACTACAACTACTAAGGGCACGTGCACTGGTGGAAGAAGTAGAAATGCTAGTGGCAATTGTGTTTGTACTGGCAATACTCCTAACTGGAATGCAACTACTCAAAAATGTGAGGGGACTGGTAGTGGGGAATGTACTGGTGGAAGAAGTAAAAATGCTAGTGGCAATTGTGTTTGTACCGGCAACACCCCTAATTGGAATGCAACTAGTGGGAAGTGTGAAGGAGCGGGTAGTGGAGAAAGTCGTTTTCCTACTTCATGGGGATCAAGCCCGAACGTAATAGAAGGTGAGCCAGGGGAACTTGTAGACATTGATTATCTTTACGACATTGGAGGAAAAAGCATTTTTGCACCGACTATGGAAGAAGATGACGATTCTTTGGAAACTGTTTATTCAACTTTTAGCGATATGGCCTATGGCAACAGTGGTGGTATAGTAGCTGATGGCGATATAGACGATTTAATACTCTATTTGAGAGGAAAAAATGATAACAATACCTGACTATAGAGGTATCCGTGCAGTCGTTCCGGGTACCTATGACCCTCAGCGTAGGCCAGGGAGTGGGGGACAACGTTATTTTACGGATGTTGAATATGTGCGCGGTCCTCAACTTGATAGGTTGGTAGAAGGTGCTGAACCCTATGATGCTGCGGGGCAAGCCGCCTATGAAACTCGATACAACACTGCTATGGATGCGTTAGTTAGTGGTGCCAATACTAGGGCAGCAAACCAACAGACAGCACTGGCTGCGGCCAACAAAGCTAACCCCGCACAAGGTGGGTTGTCGAGTTTGCAACGGGTAACAGATTCAGTGTTGGCTACAGATATAGGAGACATACAGGCCAGTGACGTTACGGACAGACAGAAAATAGATCAGGCCATAGGGTATATGAACGAACAAGCTGTTTCCCCTTACCGCCTTTCTCAAGTTACTGGTACGCCATTATCGAATGTATACGATACGATGAACCCTTATTATCGTACCGAGGCAGAACAAACAGCACAGGCCGCTGCCAGCCCTCATGCGGGAATAAAAGCCGCCTTAGCCACTGCGGGTACGGATTTACAGACACGCCCCTATCAAAACTTTTTGCGCCACATACCCATGGACGGTGTGTACTCTACAGAAGAAATAGGATCGGTTACTGATCTGCTCAATAGTGGCAACATTACTGTCGATCAAATAGCTACTTACTTTAATGTACCTGTAGAAGAAGTTCGCCAGTACTACAGAGAACAAGGTAACCGCCAAGGGTTTAATCGTGGAGGGTTGGCTTCGATAGGAGCACGAGGGATGTACTTGGGGGGTTCCACTGATGGTATGGCAGATAAAGTCCCTGCTTCTATAGATAATAATGAACCCGCTCGATTAAGTGATGGAGAGTTTGTAGTACCGGCTGATGTAGTTAGTCATTTAGGTAACGGCAACTCAGATGCGGGGGCAAAACAACTTTACGGGATGATGGACAAAGTGCGTAAAGCTCGCACGGGGACAACCCAACAAGGCCGTCAAATAAACCCTAATAATTTTTTAGCGTGAGGTAGGTATGCGGTATTTTAATAACGGTGGTACTACATCTGACCCAGCAGGGCAAATAGCGGGTACTGAAGAATCCCTTTCAACTTGGGCCGCTCCGTATGTAACAGACATGTTGGCTAAGGGTAAAGCGTTAGCTGATCAACCCTATACCGCGTATACGGGCCCTCTTACGGCGGGGCAATCAGGGTTACAAACCCAAGCTTTCCAAGGTATTGCAGGGCTTACTGTGCCTACCGCGCAGATGGGGGCTTACAACCCTACGTCATTTACTTCTGGCACCACCGCTCAACAGTATATGAACCCGTATTTGCAAGCTTCATTAGAGCCTCAAATAGCGGAAGCACAACGTCAGGCACAAATACAACAAGTTGCAAACGCTTCACGGTTAAACCGAGCTGGCGCGTATGGTGGATCGCGTCAGGCCATTATGGATTCGGAGTCACAACGTAACCTTTTACGTAACTTGGCAGACATTACATCTACAGGCTACAGCAGTGCTTATGATAAGGCCCAAACGCAGTTTAATACCGAAGAAGACAGGCGTAGAGCCGCACAACAGGATGCTAATGTTTATGGGCTTAGAGCATTAGATCAAATGCGTACCTTTGGGGATGCAGAGCGAGACATAGAGGCCCAAGGTATTGCGGCTGACATAGCGCAGTTTGAATCGGAACGAGATGATCCGTATAAGAAATTGCAGTACCAACAGTCATTGCTCCAAGGACTACCGGTCCAAGCGCAAACCAGAGATTACGTAGAACAAAGTGGTCTTTCAGAAATATTGGGTCAAATAGGTGCGGTAGGTGAAGCGGGGGAAAGCTGGAGTGCGTTCATGGCGGCTTGGCCGTGTGCGCCTACCAACGTTACTGCACAGAACCCAGCCGGTACTCCGAGAACACGAAATGCATTTGGCTTTTGCGTATAACTATTAAGAACAGAGGGCAGTAAGATGGCATACGGTATCGGGCAAGAGATTGAGGATCTTACAGAACTTGGTGTAGATGAACTTACACGAAGGCAGTCTATTAATCCTCAGTTAAAGTATGCGTTGGCTTTGCAGGAAGCGACTAACCTTGTTAACGCTGCTGCGCGTGAGCGTGAGATGGCAATGGAACAACCCCAACCCCCGCAGGTAATAGGTCAATTGGAACAGGGTTTGGCAGAACGTTTAATGCCAGGGGTAAACCAGATGGTCCAGCAGCAACCACAACCCCAGCCTATGATGGAACAGGGTATATCGGGTGTACCAGCGCCTAACATGATGATGGCGGGTGGCGGCATTGTCTCTTTTGCGGAAGGTGGCATCCCCATAGGTAACAACCAACCTATCCCTAACTTAATGGATAAGTATGGTAGTGAAATGGTGACGGGCTTTTTGGAAGGGGAAAAACAACTACGAGAAGAAGCCAAATACGTAGCACCTGAGTATGCCGATGCGTATAAACAAAAGAGAGATAACTTTTACTCGCATTACCCCATAGAATTTATTCAAGAGTTGTATGAAACGCGAAAGGGCTCCATCGGCATGGAAGAAGAAGTATCAATGGCTGGTGGGGGGACTGTTAGTTTTGCTGAAGGGGGTGAAGTAGAAGAACCATTAGTTCCTATTTCTTGGCTAGAAAGATTTTTAGACACCTTGTTTCCACCCAAGAGTGATGTAGAGAAAGAAGCATTTGAGAACCGTCCTCGACCGGGGTCGGATGAATGGAGAGAGCGACAATACATAAGTTCAGGCGGCATACCAACACCGCAGATGCAAAGTGAGGATGCGAAGAGATTTAGAGAACGTATGGAAGGTATGGGGCCGACAAGAGAAGAAATGGCTGGTGGGGGGACTGTTAGTTTTGCTGGCCCACAGGGTAGTTTTGTTGGGAGAAATAACCCTTACAATATTCGTGACTACAACCAAGGCTGGGATGGACAAACTGGTGCTACCAAGGGCTTTGTAGACTTTGAAAATGAAGCGGCAGGAGTAAGAGCAGCAGATAAGTTACTAGAAAATTACCAATCTTTGCATGACATCAGCACCGTGCGGGAAGTTGTTGCCCGTTTTGCTCCACCTAATGAAAATGTTACCGAAGAGTACATTGCGTTTGTATCCGATAGAACTGGATTTACCCCAGACCAACCTATAGATCTAGGTGACCCTCAAACACGCAACGTTTTGTTAGGGGCTATGGGAAAAATAGAAAGTGGTTATGACTTTGATGAAAATATACTGGCGCAAACAGATAGAGCACGGGGCCCTTCTGAGTTCCAACAAAGCCTAACAGATGCTAGGGGAACCTATGACGATCTTTTAGAACGGGAAGATGCTGCAAATGAAGCGCAACAAACTGATGCAGAAGCAGAAATTAATTTGCTTAATGCCGCTACGCAAACTGGTGATGGAAGAGATATAGCTGATCAAGCTAGAAGGGCTGCTGAGTCTGCACGACGAACGATTGCAGCAAGAGAAACAGAAGATACCGGTGGTATTGGTGGAGCACTAAGGCGCTTATTAGGACAAACAGATGCTAAATCAGCCGCTTTGTCTGTGCCTGAAGATGAAACAGGTATAGCTGCTCAAGCTAGAAGGGCTGCTGAGTCTGCAAAACAAACAATTGCAGCAAGAGAAGGCACCCAAGACAGGTCAGGCTATTCAATAGACGGTATTAAAGAGGCGTTGGTAAATTTATTAGACTTAGGCCCTAGAGAAAGGGGAGCAGAAACTTTTACTGATGCCGCTGGAAATGAATACCCAACTAATCCTACGGACGCGCAACGTATGCGCCAAACTTTTCCACAATTGGCAGCACGTAGTGATGCCCAACAACAAGCTGATGCAGATGCTGAGGTTGGGTTGTTAAGTGCTGCACAAGGTAGGGTAGATGACAACCGCGCCCGAATCCAATCTATTATGGACTTGCCTTCAGCACAAGAAGCTGATGCAGAAGCAGAGATTAACTTGCTTAATGCAGCTGCACAATCCCCAGACACCAGTGGTATTGGTGGAGCAGGAACAGCCCCCTCTGCTGAAATAGAAGATACCGCTGCTACAAATGAGCGGAGTATACGAGATAGGATATTGGGAGCTATAAATCCTGAGTTGGCTAGTGATTACGCCACAGTACCAACTCCCTCAGAGCAACAAAATATGCAACGTCGTGCGTTACAAGAGGAGCGCCGAGCGTTGATAGATCAACAACGACAATACTCCCCATTTGGTGATGAGAAAGTTATTTATGATGCCATACAAACAAAAATTAATGGCATGACTGCACAAATTAATGCTATGCAACGAAGGGACATAGGTGGGGCCCAACGCATCGCAGAAGAAGAATATGAGGAGCAATCAAATACCAATCGCATACTCAGAGAATTGGGTTTAGAAGAAGCGATAGTAGAACTTCCTAATCCTTATGGCACGCAGGTATCGGAAACAATAAGTGATGCTCCAGTAGACCCAGTAGAAGAGATTCTTACTTCTTCTACTAATGAAGTCATTGATGACGGCACATCACTGGTTGAGGAGACAGTAACAGAGGAACTAACACCCGAGGCCCGAGAGTTTGCAAAGATGTTTCCTGGTGCAAAATCCGCAGTTGATAGGTACACCATCACAAACCAAAGAGATCCTGAGCCTAGTGTAAGCCAACCACAGAGCGCGGTTTCTTCCGTCCAAGACCGGTATGACCAACTGACTACCCCACAAAGTGGTTCCGAAGCTTTCTTTGATCTGCTTAAAACATTAGGTGGGGGAGGTGGCAGAAGTGAAGGGTATGAGTTTTCTGGCATTGCTGAGCGAGGCGCTGAGAATCGCGCTGCCCGAAGCAAGGAAGCAATGGATATTATCGATGCAGAGAATCGCCTTAGAGCAATAGAGGCACAAAATCAAACTGACCAACGAAGTTTTATTGCTAATTATCAACAGGCTAATGCGGGTAAAGGTACTCCGTCACAGTTGTACGTAGAAG